CCGGGATTCCTTACGGCATCATGCAAAACATCAGGTCAGGTAAGTACGGCACAAAGGAAGGCGTCAAGCTGGCCGACAAGGCCACGCAAGACTTCATCAAGCAGTACACCTACGCACCCCGCGGCCAGATGGCCCAGAACGCGCTGCAAAGCGTTGCTGGCCTGATGGATACGGCCAAGCTGCCACCAGTATTGCCAGAGGCCGGGCTGCTGGCCGCGATCCCCAAGGGCACGTATGCCTCCCAGTTTGAGCGTGCCGGTATGGCAGCAGAGCGTGCCATGGAACCAGTCGCGGCCAACGTGATGGCGCGTGGCGGTTTGCCTGCTCAGTTGTTGCAGGATCTCACGCAGGGGACGGTGAGAAATGTGACCAAGCGCCAAGCCACAGTGGTCAACCCCGAGCGTATTGCATACCCAGACATTTACAAAAACCCCAAGGAATTGGTGCAAGAGGCAACCAGCCGGGTTGCGCCAGAGAATCCATTGCTCCAGCAATTGTTTGGCGTGACCAGGCAAGACCTGTTCGACATTTCCCAGCAAGGCACTCGAGCTGGCAACATCACTGACGTACCTTTCAAAACTGCCAAAAACCCCAAGGGTGCAGCTCATGCGTCTCAGGTGATGAACCCTCGCAATGAGCAGCGCCTGCAAGACATTGTGGCCGAGGCAAGATTGCAGCCAGAGTTGTTCAAGGGCATGGCGTCTTGGTACACCATGGACCCGTTGTATCAGCGCTTTGTGGACATTTATGGTCCAGACCGCGCCATTGGCGAGTACAACAAATTCAACACATTGACGGGAATGTCCAGCCCTGGCAGCGAGGTGCTGACAGAGTTGAACCGTGGCACCGCTGCCAACATGATGGACACACTTGGCCGGTTTGAAGATTTCAGAAAATACGGTGGCGTGTCTGAATTCAAGCGTGGTGCAGATTACCCGCCAGAGTTGGCCGGTGTGATCGGTCATCCATATCACAGCACGGCTCAAGCTGGCCCCATGAGCAAGTATTTGGCGTCTGGTTTGCTTGAGATGGACTCTGCCAAAGTGCCGAGCTATATCCATGCGTCAGGCGTGCCAGAAACTGGATTCCAAACGCAATGGCCGGTTGGTGACGCCCACTGGTCGCGCCTGGTTGGTTTGCCTGACGTTCGCGGTGCAACAACTAAAAAGGGCGTGCCGACCATACCCAAGGCCAGCGCGTCAGTGCCTGAGATGGTTGCGCTTGGACCATGGTTTAACCAGAAAATTGCTCAACCCATGGGTCTTGAGGCGGTGCCTACCCAGGCCGTTATCTGGGGCGCAGGTTCTGGCGCAACGGGTGTGACCTCTCCAATCGGTGCGCCCAAGCTCGAGCTGCTGGCGCAACAAATCGGGGAAACCGCAACCAGACTTGGCGTATCTCCAGAAACCGCGAGAGACATGATCATTCGCGGCCAGGCTTATGCTGGCGGGTTGACCAAAGGCGGGTTGCTTTCAATCGATGACTGATCAACCCAGTCAATGATCTGCTCAATTGCCTCTTGAGCTGATGGGGTTTCGCCACTCGCGGCCTGGACCTCATCTGCCTCATCAAGCAATTTGAGCAGGTAGTTTTTCAATTCGTTTTTGTCAATCACTTCACGTCTCCATAAAACGCCGCCGTCAGCGGGTCGCGTTTGATCTTCACATTACGGCCACGCTGCCGGGCCATTCTGAATGCCTTGTCATCGAGTGACTCTTTGCGCCGCCACTTGCGCACTCTGTCGGTTGAGCTGACAGGTGGCTGCCGGGCAGCGTCAACCCCGATGCCGTACCTGTAGACGGCCACAGGGTTGTCGTACCCAACAATCCTGACCCACTGCTGGATGTGGACCAGGTTCTCGTCTCTGAGTCTCTTGACGAGCATCCTGGCCGACCTGGGCGTGCAGTGGATCGTCTCTGCGATCTCTGCCGTTGTCATGCCAATGTCAGTGATGACCTTGATTAACCGTGGCAGCCTGGTTGATTTCATTTGGCAGCGGCAATGACTTCAAGCTCAAGGTCCTTGACCCTCTCGCGCAAGATCTGGTTCTCATGCTCCATGTCCCGGTACTTGCGCTCCATGCGCTCGCGGGTGAATGTCTCGCCATGAACGTACCCGATGAGCGTGCCATTGGTGATGGCCTTCCTGATGAGCTGCTCATACTCATGCCTGTTGAGCATGACCCCTGCCATGCCACCAGGGGCACGCATCTTGTTGACCTCGAGGTCGATCTGTTGCTGCATTGACTCGCTCATTGTTCCCTCGCTTTCAGCATTGCGTCTGCAATTTCGTAGGCATCATCAGCGATAGCGTCATACAGCACTGGCGCTGTTCCACTAAGCGTGGAGGTAATCCCCTGCATCGCCTTGGCCGCAAAGTAATCGCGCAAACTCATGCCTGCATCTGATGAACTGGGGACGCAACCCAACTGGGCTGCCATATCTGGGTGCACGGGAAACGCTGGCCCACCTGTATCTTTGTTGCTCATTCTCAAGCCCTCCAAACCAGACAATCCATCGCCACCACAATCAGGCCAACGAGGCTGATCACGCGAATGAGTTTCTCAGCGGTGCTGCACTCATGGACGTGGATCTCAATGGCCGCGCCATTCTCGAGGCTGTTGGGGAAGGCCTCTGTAAAAGTGCGGGGAAACTTGCGGGTTGTTTCATTTGCCATGATGGAACTCCTTTTGGTTGGTTGCGTGATCACATTACACCCCTCATCTCCCAACCCAACAGAAAGTAATTCCAGCGGGTGGTGATGTTGCTGTTGGTGAACTTGTTGCCGTCCCAGGCGAGATCCGCTGGGGTGTAGCCCTTTGAGGCCATCAGGGCCATGAATACTTGTTGTGCTTTCATTGGTTCTTCTCCTTGAGGATGGCCGCAACTTCTCGAACAACCCAAGGCATATCTGGGCCGAGATAGTTGTATTCATTTGCTTGCTCATCAGTCAGCCCCACCCATGTGCGCTGTGGTGGGGCGGTGTAAAGGGGAATTTGATTTGCATAAGAACCGCCCTGAAGATGAAACTGCTGTGTTTTATAAAACTCTCCGTCTAACATCCACGCCACAGGCTTCTGCTTTGGTGGAGTGGTGCATAAATAATGCGGCCCCGCTGTCACTTTGTAATCCTCACACTGCATGACAAGCGTGATGGTGTTTTCTGAAAAATCAGCACTATGAATGAGACAAGGCCATGCCACAGGCTCCTGCTGTGCTGGCTGTGCCAAGGCTTCTTTTGAGCGCCTAATTACCAAATCAGGGTCACAAGCGCCATCAACCTTCCAATCACCAGCTTGAATGGCCTCTTCAACTGTTTCTAGTAATTCTTTCAATGCTTCTTGTGTCATGTGTTCTTATCCTTTTTAGGTGAGCAGATGGCATAGCCTTTTCCAATTTGAGACAGTACGCTTTCTCTTGCTCGATAACAATCTTCTTGGTTTTTGTATTCGTATTCTCGTATTTGATTACACAAACTAAACGACATTCCGAAACATACATAAAGAATCCAAGTCATTTTGTTTCCTTTATGCCGTGTGCGGCTTCAATGGCTCGGGCAAATTCAAGATGTCTGATATTCCACGTTGACGGAAATATCTTTGACCCAATTGCGCTGATCTGCTCACCCGTCAGCGGATTGCGCTGTGGTGGGGTGGTGTAGAGGATTGGAGTCCATTTGTCTGGAATTGCCCTTCCCAAATCAACCCACGGGCCTTTGTAGTTCAAGCGGTCACGCATATCCGAACGAACTACCAAATGTGGGCCATCTAACCACGCCACAGGCTCTTGCTCAATCTCTTGCCCAAGCCGCTGGACTTCTTGCATTGCGTGGTCTGCCAATGCTTTCTCTGCCACCAGTTTGGCAAAGGCTTCAAGATGATGCACAAACCGCGCTCTGTCTTTGCCAAGACCATATAACTCCATGCCAGAGTCACGGGCCATCTCAATGATTTCTTGCGTCATAGCTTCACTCCTTCGTACCATCCATCAACATAGGCTTCGTGAAAACCCCAAGCAATCAGCCAAGTCCAACTGAGCTTTTCATCGCGGGGGTACGTTATCTTTGCCATCAACAGGCACAAGTCTTTGCTTGGTGGTGGTGCTTTCATTTGTTCTTGCTCCTTGATTTGTTTCTTGCGCCAGCCACTCACAGCGCGTTGTATCCATACTTGAAAAGCTCCACGGCCACCCGGCACAGGAACCCGATGAATGGCAGCATCACTGCCAGGAAAATGCCAAACCTAAATGCGCTCATTTGCTTTGCTCCTTTTGCTTTTGAATTGACTCACGCAGTTGCTGGCGCAGCCAGTTGATGCCGCCCAGGCGTTTCCATTCAGCATAGTGCGCCGGGATCAGCCTGGCGCTCACCGTGACGGCAACGCTGGTGATTTCACTCTTGGGTCTGGGCATCTTCTTCATCCTCTGGTTGATCGTCTGGGTCAAAGTTGGTTTGGCGGGTGAGGATCTGTCCCCACCGCCACTCTTCATAATCTTCTGAGTACATACATCTCCTTGTTGTTGATCTGCCAATCATACACCGATTGACTATCTCATCAAATCCCATACAAGTCACTCAACTATTCACCCCGTACAATCAACCCTGGCGGGTTCATCCTCCCGCTGATTGCGCCGGGCACTCCACCTGATGCAGTTGCCACTTGGGGGGCTGGGCATCACTGTCTGGCCCCCATTTTTTCATGGTCTTGCACAAGTTGTCAATTTGGGGTTAACATCCAAGACATGAAAACAACCGACAACCCCATCAAAGACGTGCTGGTCAAGGCCAGCACCGCTGGCTACACAATGGCAGACGTGTGCCGAGTCGCGCAGATCGACCAGTCCCAGGTCAGTCGCTGGCTCAGTGGCCGCACCAAGCCACTCTATGACAGCGTCAAGCGCCTCAATGACGCCACTGATGCCCTGGTAGCGGCACGCCTTCAAGTGCTCAACAAGGCCATGGACGAGGCGCTCAAATGAGGCACATTGGCATCGACCCAGGTCTGTCTGGCGCTGTGGCCATCATCTCTGATGACTCACTCAAGGTCTTTGATATGCCCACCATGACGGTGGAGCGCAATGGCAAGGCCAAGAGGCAGGTGAGCGCAAATGAGCTGGCCGAGCTGCTGTACACCTGCTCAGGCAAAGACTGCCACGTCTACGTTGAGCGCGTCTCAGCGATGGCCGGGCAAGGCGTGACAAGTGTCTTTTCGTTTGGCCGGTCATTCGGCATGATTGAGGGGATCTTGGCCGCGCTCAAGATGCCCGTCACCTTTGTGGCCCCTGCCACCTGGACCCGTGCCATTGGGCGAAGCCCTGGCAAAGATGCCAGCCGGGCCAGGGCAATGGAGTTGTTCCCCAACTACGAATACTTCTTCAAGCGCGTCAAGGACGATGGACGGGCTGACGCTGCACTCATTGCACATTGGGGGCGTAAGCATGGCTAATCCATTCATCATTGATGGCCCAACTTGCATCAGTTTCAGCGGTGGCAGAACCAGCGCCTATATGCTGCATAAAGTATTAGAAGCTGGGGGGGGGGAATTGCCAAGTGATGCCATCGTATGTTTTGCAAACACTGGAAAAGAAGACGAGGCCACCTTGAAATTTGTCCAGGCCTGCTCTGACAACTGGGGCGTTGAGATCCATTGGGTTGAGTATCGTGATGCCGATCCTGCCTTTGTGCGCGTTGACTTTGAAACCGCCAGCAGGAATGGCGAACCATTTGAGGCGCTCATTCGTAAGCGTCAGTATTTGCCCAACCCGGTGACAAGATTTTGCACGTCAGAGTTGAAGATCCGCACCATTCACAAGTACTTGAAATCAATTGGCTGGGATGACCATAACGAAACCATGGACTGGGTAGGCATGAGAGCTGACGAGCAAAGACGCGCCGCAAAGATCAAGGACAAGTCAAGGATTCCGCTGGTGACTGCTGGCGTAACCAAGGAGACTGTCGGGGATTTCTGGAGATCACAACCATTTGACCTCGAGCTGCCAAACATGAATGGCGTGACCATGCACGGCAACTGCGATCTTTGCTTTCTCAAAGGCGGTGCGCAGGTGCTATCTCTGATTGCGGAAAAGCCAGAGCGCGGCATTTGGTGGGCAAAAATGGAGGCGTTGGCGTTGGCGTCCAAGCCAAGCGGTGCGGTGTTTCGTTCTGACCGTCCATCCTACTCAGCCATGATGCAATTTGCATCAGAACAAATTGATATGTTTGACCCCAATGAAGAAGCCATTGCGTGCTTTTGTGGAGACTGATATGGATGACGCAGAACGCAAAGCAATGCGTGACCAGATTGTCTGGCTCACTCAGGAACTCGAGAAGGCCAGACGCGCCAACCAGGACAAGACGCTGCTCATGGGCCGAATGCTTCACCCCGAGGACCTGGGGCACGCAGTGAGCAACGAGGTGCGCCAGCTCATCTACACAATCATCATCAACGAACAGGATGCAGAAAGAGAATCATGGAACAAAAAATAATCCTCAGACCGTCAGCAGCGTCACGTTGGATCGCCTGCCCGGCCAGCGTCAAGTTGTCTGCCGGCATTCCCCAGGAACCAGCAGGCGAGGCCGCGCAGATTGGCACGGCCATCCATGCCCTGGCTGAGTTGTGCTTCAAGGCCAAGACAAGCCCGGCAGACTATGTCGGCAAGGCCGTGGAAGGCATCACCATGACGGCCACCAATGCTGAGTATGCGCAGCTCCACCTCGATGAGATCAAGCGGGTACATGATGAGCTTGGGCACGTCAGAGTGGAGCAGTACGTCACCATTGTGGACACTGATGAGGTCAAGCTGGCCGGGACTGCTGACGTTGTCGGTGTCGGGTCTGGCAAGCTCATTGTGTCGGACCTGAAGACCGGCAAGGGCTGGGTGGATGCTGACAGTCCCCAGCTCAAGATCTACGCCTTGGGCGCCATCAGGTCAGCCGCAAAGAACGGTATCCCACCGCCTGGGCAGATTGAGTTGCGCATTGTCCAACCGCACCATGGTGACGTGCGCAGCCACTCGATGACGTATTCAGAACTCTTTGACTGGTATCAAAACACCTTGCGTCCAGCAATCCAGGCCAGCACTGACGCTGCCTCGCAGCCCACACCCAGTGACTCTGCCTGTCAGTACTGCCCGGCCAAGATCGTGTGCCCTGCCCAACGTAAAGGCTTTGAGGTGCTCGCGGCCAAGCCAGACCTCAGAACCCTGGACAAGGAACAGATCCAGGCCGTCATGCTCACGCTCTCAGTTGAGCAGATTGCTGACCTCTTGGAGCGTGCGCCAGTGGTGGAGAAATTCATCGATGCCGTGCGAGATCACGCAGTGCAACGCATAAGGAAAGGTGAGTCAATTCATGGCTGGCAGATGGTGCCCAAGCGCGCAACACGCAAATGGACTGACGAGGCTGCTGCCTTGCAAGCGCTCACTGACGCTGGCATCGACAAGTCCAAACTGGTCTTGACTGAGATGGTGACGCCTGCCGTGGCCGAGAAGCTCCTGGGCAAGGACAAGAAGGCCATGGTCGATGACCTCACCACAAAAGAATCATCGGGTTTGACTCTAGGCCGTGCCGTAGAGTTTGCCCAATAATCCCATTCCCCCAACCGTGTCTATTGACACACAACTCTGAAAGCGAAAGCAAAATGCTAAATCTATCCTCTGGTGGCGGCTCCGGCTCCTACATTCGTTTCTCCCCGGCAGCCAATGCCTGGACCAATCAAGATGGAGAGATCCAGATTGGAAAAGTGGTCTTTGATATTGACAACGTCCAAACAGGCTGGCTCGAGCTGGGCGTTGGTGTGCGTGACTGGCAACCTGATGCAGCCCTGGGTAAGAAGGGTCCGCAGCCAAGCGCAAACCACAAGCGCGGGTTCAACGTGAAGTTTTACTCCAAGGCCTTGGGCACTGTGGAGTGGTCCAGCAATGGCGTTGGCCCCAACATGGGCCTCGAGGCCCTGTACAAGCAATGCTCAGAGCAGCACGCTGCCAACGTGGGCAAGTTGCCTGTGATCGAGTACACAGGCAGCCGCATGGAAAAGATCGGCAAGGGCACAACCCGTATCCCGGCATTCACCTTGACGGGTTGGATCGCCAGGCCAGCAGGCATGGATGCCGAGGCTGCACCCGCTGACGAGTTTGATCCTTTCCCTGCGCCAACACCGGCACCGGCAAAGGCTGCACACGCTGCACCCATCCCCGTTCACTCTGACGAGGATCTGTTCTAAGACCTAGCGAGATAGAGGCCGGGGCTTTGTCCCCGGCTTTTTTTTCCCTCATGGAATCAAAAGAAGAATTCTGGCAACTGCTGGTGCTCATGTTGGCCCGGCGGGTGTACGAATTGGAAGCACGGCTCAAGAAATTGGAGAATAAATGCAAGCCGAACAAATAGCAAAAGCGCTTGGCAACGCGAAGAGAGTTGGCAAAGGATGGTTGGCAAGTTGCCCACTGCCAACGCATGGACAAGGGCACGGGGACAAGAATCCGAGCTTGTCGATCAGTGACGGCGAGGACGGCAAACCGCTGTTCAAGTGCCACAGTGGCTGCGATCAGCATCAGTTGTTTCACGCCATCAGGGATTACGGGCTGCTGCCAGACATTGAGAAACGCGATCCATTGGCATCGATCAAGCCACTGCCAACATTGACGCCGCAAGTACTCGAGCACGAATGGGTATATGTGGATGAGGACGGTGAACCTCTGTTCGTCAAGCAAAGATTCAAGACAGCAAGTGCCAAGGGTAAAGACTACAGGCAGGCCAGGATCAACAAGGACGGGTCAAGGTCTTACTCACTGGGAGATTGCAGGATCGTGCCGTACAGGTTCCCCGAGCTGCTGAACGCAAAGACTGCTGGCCGCGCCATCTACCTGGTGGAAGGGGAAAAGGCAGCCGATGCCTTGGTGGAGATCGGCGCCATCGCCACAAGTGCTCACGCTGGATCTGGCAGTTGGCCGCAAGAGATCACCCAGTACTTTGCCGGGGCCACTGTGGTCATGCTGCCAGACAACGATCTGGCGGGTTGGAAGTACGCAAAGCTGGTGGCAGCGGCGCTGACACCTGTGGTGAAGTCACTCAGGATCGTGGACCTGCCGGTAATTTATCCAACAGATGATGCTTGGGAGTGGGTCCATGTCTACGGTGGAACCCGGCAGCAGCTCGCGGAACTCGCCAAGCAAGCCCAACCCATCACGTCAGCGGATGATGTAACGATGCCGGAAGGATTGGTGGCGCCAACAGAAGTGGTTGCACCTGCAACACCAAACGCAACAAACGCAACCGCCCCTGGCAATGTCCATCAGGAAACAGACAAGACCTACAAGCCCTTCAAGATCGAAAGTTGGCAGTCAGTCAAGGACGAACCCGTCAATTGGTTGATCCAAGACGTGATCCCTGAGAAGTCTTTTGTGGCGCTCTATGGGCCGCCAGCCTCATTCAAGTCATTTATTGCCATGGACATTGCCGAGTGCATTGCCAGTGGCAGGCCGTGGCTTGGCAAAGAGATCAACGGCACTGGGCCAGTCTTGTACATCGCAGGTGAAGGCCATGGCGGTATCGGGGCCAGGATCGCCGCGATCAAGCAGCACCACAACACGCCAGATTCAGCTCAGGTCTATGTCGTGCGCTCGCAAATCAACCTCAGATCAAGCGTTGATGACTTCACGGCGCTTATTGTCGCCATTGATGAGCTGGTGCAGGAGCTGGGCGTTGACCTGCGCATGATCGTCATTGATACCCTGGCACGGGCGTTTGGCGGTGGAAATGAGAACTCGAGTGATGACATGGGCGCCTTCATCCAGGCCACAGGAAAGATCCAGAACCGCTACAGGTGCAGCCTCATGCTGCTCCACCATGCTGGCAAGGACACGACAAAAGGGCTGCGCGGACACTCCAGTCTGCTGGGCGCGGTGGATACCCAGATGGAGATCATCAGGTTCCCGCAAACCCGTGAAGGTTTGATCTTGATGTCAAAGCAAAAGGATGGCGAGGACGGCCAGAACTACGGGTTTGAGGCCATCGAGGTGGAGATTGACAGGTCAGATCTGGGCCTGGGAAACGGCTCTAGTCTCGCAATCAAGCACCGCGAAACCATCTCAGGGGAGATGGAAAAGGCACGCAAAGGTCAGGAAACAAAAGAGCCGCCAGATGTCACCGACAAGGGAATCTTTGCCAGTTATGCGCTGAAAGCTCTATTCATGGCGATGACAAGTAAGTCAAGACGGGTGCCAGCAATCAATGACCAGTTGGTTGTGACCCGTGAAGATTGGAAGGAGGCCGTCAATGAGTTGAGGAGAAGAAATGACCAGGAAGCACTGTCAAAGAGGCAGGGAGATGATGGCGCAAGGACCTTTGGAGAGAAGTTGGTAGCCAGGGGGATTGGTGGAACCTATGACACTAAAGAAGTCATTTTTGTGTGGTTAAACCAGGCCACGATGCTTAAATTACAGGCAGATCCGGGGTTTGGAGGGGGTGATGAGCATTTCCCCCAAAAAGAGGTGTGAATATGGTGAATATGGGCGTGAATATGGTGAATATGGTGAAAACACGTTGCGCGGAGTTTGGTGAGTGAATATGGGGTGTGTCTATAAGACACCCATATTCACTCACTCACCAACGTGGTCACCGAAGTCTATTTAATTGGAAAGGGAAGAAATGAAACCAATGCAAAGCAGTCAGGGCAAAAGTCGGATGCCAAGTCGTGGGGTCGCGGTGCAGTTTCCAGCAACAGAGTTTGAGCTGGCGATGGGGTCATGGTTGTCAAAGTTGGAAGAAGTGAAGAAGGACTGCGACAAGCGTTGGGGAACTGATCGGTTGCAGAAGTTGGCAGATGCTAACTTCATGGAGAAGTTTCACGCGCAGCAGCAAAGGGTCTGGCAGGCCTGTCAGGACAAGGACCGGGAAAGGTTGGAGAAGTCAGCAGCAGGCATGGTCAGGGCTTACCAGGCGCTCGAGGCCTGGGCAGTCCAGCACGAAGTGCCTGTGCGGCCTGCCGTGGGCGCGGTTGAGCACGTTGGCAAAGATGGGAAGCTGATGGTGGTGGTCGCCACCAAGCAAGATGCGGCCTGGTACCGCGAGAACCGGCCAGACGTTACCGGGCAGCACGTCTGGTCCATGGAGGAGATCGAGCTGCTGATTGAGGCTGAGATCAACCAGGCAGTGGTCGAGGCCAAGATCAGGTACGCTAGGTTCGACCCGGTGGTGGTCAAGGTGGAGAAGTTGGGGGGTGAAACGGGCTTTGATGATTTTGTCAACGACCTGGACATTTCAGCGCCATCCAAGGCACCTAAAATGTTCGATAGCAAAACAGCGGAGAAATTCAAGCATGGAAGCAATCAATCGATTTAAGGCACTTTGTGCCAAATGCTGGGGTTGGGTACTTGAGCGCATTAAAACCTCTGGAAAGGGCTAAAAACATGGCTGGAAGACCAAAGATGAGGCGGGATCTTGAGCTGCTCGAGGAGCTGCCAGAGGATATGGTCTTTGCCATGTTCGAGGCTGGCAAGCCGATCTCAGCGATTTGTTACGAGCTTGGGATCGGGCGCCGGGCGCTTGAGAAGTGGATCGAGGCAAATGACCGCGATGATATGATTGCGCGTGCGCGCGCCAAGGCCGCCGATGAGCTTGCGTGCGAGACGCTGGCGATAGCGGACAGCGCCAATCCGGAGCACGCGGCGCACGCTCGCGTTCGCATCCAAACGCGCCAGTGGCTGGCTGAGAAGTGGAAACCGAGCGTTTACGGCACCAAACAGGCGCAGATCCAGGTCAATATCCACTCGATGCGCATGGACGCTCTGCGCCACGCAGAGGTCATCGAGGCCGAGTTATCCACAGGCGAGAGCAAATAAGTGACTACTTATCCACAGATCAGCAGTGATTGCCTGTGGATAACTGCCATTTCTGTGTATAAACACTGGCGCAGGCATAGAATAACTTAACATAATGGACAATGTAACGATTAGGCTTTTGGTAACGATCAGCCGATTCAAGCAACCATGCGGCATTGAGCGCAAGCAGTCACTAACCAGCAATCCACAGGCGCGTGCAAGTTGCGCACAGGCTGCTGGCCGCGCCGGTGCTGGACCTGGCCTGCGTGGCCCGGCGCCGACCCCCCCCTTCGCGCTCGTGGCGGGGGCAGGCTGAGGCAGCACCTTAACAAACCCCGACCCTTACCCCACCCCCGAACCCCGACCCCATCCCGCCCCACCTCCCCAAAAAAAAACAAA